ATAACCAAGAGGCTGTAATGGCACAATCGTAGAACCAATCGCAGTATGATTGATCATTCGGCCTTGTGTCTTGAGTTCTCTCGACCAACCAATGTAATTATCTCTTGGTGTAAGATCAAGAAAGTCGGATGAAATACAAATCACACCAAGATATTTCTGTGTAACTTTATCTTGAACAATGAAGTTTAGATTACGACCGATGTTTGCATTATTCTTCATCGTAGACGAAAAGGTACGAATACAGTTCCACAATTCAGGCAAGTCATCTTGTTTGTTTGCATAAATCAGTTCAGGCTCTAACGCAAGGTAATCATCAGCCTCGTTTTGTATCCAGAAGTTTGATTTGATTTCTTCGATAGCTCGCCGTTGTTTTTCATCCTTCAGAAAAACTTCTTCATCACCCCAAAGTGTAGTTACTCTTTCAGTAGGGTACTTTTCTTGAACTTCACACCACTTTTGAAAGAGTGTATACTCACGGACATCCATCTGAGAAACTACAGACAGCTCTTGAATTACTCTTTGTTTGAGCTCATCGACATTTATATTTTGAAACTCAAGTATCGAATCTCGCCACTTTTGCCATTGCGTTTCAACATCATCTTTTGGATCGAAGCTATACGCCATTCTTTTTGTTTCTCACAATTTTCTTTATCATTTTTTCTTGTTTTTTTCTGGCCATTTGTAGTGCAACAGGTTTGACATGACTTGTAAATTGAATACCGTTCATGTGATCAAGTTCATGTTGAAAACATTGTGCGGTAACACCAGACAATCTTGCTCGCTTGAGTTCACCTGTTTCTTCTAACCACTCTGCAATAATAACAGAAGGCCTTGCAATTGTCAAGAATAAACCAGGAAAAGATAAACAACCTTCTTTAGTCTTTTCAGGTACACTTTCAACCTCAACAATCTTTGGATTTATACAGGCAATTTGAAAGTCATCAGTACCAATCACAAAAACTCTTTCAAACACACCACATTGATTTGCAGACAGACCGACACCACCATAAAGTTTCATCGTCATCTTCAATCGTTTGACCAATGTTGTCATTGTATTGAATGGAAGTTTACCTGTAAACTCTGGTATCTTTTGTTTCAACATTGGATGTTCTTCACCATAAAGTGGTAAAGGATCAATTCTGTTCTCTGTGACTAAACCAGCAGAGGTGTCAATAACTAATGTATCACTCATTTTACCATCCTAGAAAAACTTTTGATTTTTTCAAAACGAATCACATTCATAAACTTATCTTGCAGTATATCTCCTTTGTGAGATATGACAAATAAATTTACATCTTCTAACATATGCAATAACTTCATCAACTCTTCTGTGCCATTCGTATCAAGTGAAGAATCAAATGTCTCATCAAGTATCAATAAATTGGTGTTTGATGAGTTTTTCAATTTAGCAATGGCTCGCCAAGTCAACATCAATGCCATATCAATTCGTTGTTTCTCACCCTCTGAAAAATTATGGTAAGAAAAGTCATCACGGTGCCTTGACTTGATTGTTTCTTTGAATGATTCGTCAAGGTTGAAGTTCACAAAGAAATCAAGTGACGCTAAATATTTGTTGACCAGCTTATTGATAATTGGTAAATACTGGCGAACAATCTTTGTTTTGATGCCAGAATCTCTCAACAAATTAGAGGCAGTTTCATAATATGTTTTTTCTTCAATTAGGTCTTTTAGGTTTGATTGCAATGTACTCAAAGAATCCTTTAGTACTTTCAATTGTTGTTCTTCTGTCTCTGAACCTACCTTTGAATTTTTGAGCTCATCAACCAACTTCTGTAATCGAGCAATCATTTTGTTTGTTTCGGTAATTGCTGTATTTGCCGTAGCAATTTCAACCTGTTTTTGATTGATTCGTTTTTGTGTCTCATTGATTGAGTTTAGTTTATTCTGTTCTTCAAGTAACTTCTTTTCTAACTCTGAGAGTCCGTGTTCACATTCAGAGACTTTGGTATTGAGGGTTTCAAGCTCTTCCTGTTTGAAAGAATCGGCAATGGTTTGCCTACATGTTGGACAATCGTTATGTGTTTGAAAGAAACTGATATCTTTTTGAAATTTGGATAAGTTTGTTTCAATTTGCGATTCAAGTTTTGTAATCTTCTTGACCTTAGTCTCTGTATCAATCTTACTCGCAACAACCAGTTGGAGTTCTTCCGTCTCGGAGGTAAGGGTCGCAACATTGCTGAGTAAGGAGGATATGGTATCACTATGACATTGAATCTCTGTATCATATTCTTTTACCTTGTCTTCATTGGTTTGTTTGAGTTCATCAATGTGTTTCTTCTTCAGATCATATTTTTGTTGTGTCAAATCAATTTCATGTTTTTGATTAGCAATCAAATCTTTATTGTTTGATAACCGGTCTTTGACTAAACCATTCATTGTAGAAAAGATTTGAATGTCCAACAAATCTTCAATGATTGTTCGCCGATCTGATGCAGACAATTGCATGAATGGTGTGAATGATGCCGAACCAAGAATCACAATCTGTGTAAAAGATTTGTAGTTCATCTTCAAAACAAATCTCTCTAGAAAGTCTTGATAATCTCTTGATGCAGCTTCTTGATTGATCATATCACCATTGCAATAAATCTCAAACTTGTTAGGTTTGATACCACGAATTATCTTATATGATTTGTTATTCGTATCAAATTCTACCTCAACAATACAGTCTTTTTGATTGATTGAATTGACAAGGTTTGGTTTATTGATGCTGCGAAAAGCCTTACCAAAAAGGCCAAAGCACAGAGCATCAAGCAATGTTGATTTACCAGATCCATTCTCACCGACAACCAAAGTATTATCACGGTTGTCGAGTTTGATTTCTGTAAAGTTATTGCCTGTGCTTAGTAAATTTTTCCACTTCACATTACGAAAAAGAATCAATCAGCCACCTCAGTATTCAGCGCTTCAATGTAGAGTTCACGCATAATTGTTTTGAGTTTATCAGATGAAACATCAAGTTCAAGATTATCAATATACTTATTCAAAATTGTGATCGTGTCTTCAGCTTGATCTATAATATCATCATCAAGAATAATCGTATCTGAAAAGTCTTCTACAATAGACAAATCAGACACACTCATTTTATAAATTTTATCTATCACATGGTCAAACAAGAATGGGTTTTGTTTATTGAGAACTACGACTTTGACATAGGTATCTTTTAGTGACGAAAAGTCATAGTTATTCCAATATTCAAAGTCTGTTTCACCGTCATCATAGATTACCTTATTGAACATTACAAATGGATTTTTCACAAACTCCAGTTCTCTTGTTTCTGTATCAAAGATGTGAAAACCTTTTGAATCATTGTAGTCTGACCAAGTCATTTCATAAGGTGTACCCACATAGGTAACATTACCTTGAGATGATTTGTGATGAAAGTGACCAGACAACACTACATCATACTTTGAAAGTGTCTTCTTGTCAAGGCCTGTATCACAAACATTACCACGATCCATTTCAAAACCGGCAATCTCAAAGTGACCAAAACAAATCTGAGCCTTTGAATCTTTCATACTCTGAAATATTTCAGTCTCATTATCGGCACAGATCCAAGGTACAACATCAATCAAAACACCATCAAACTCTGCCGTTTCAAATGAATCGTAATATTCAATATTGTCGTATTCATTGAGAAGAAGACCTGTTGAATTTACTTCAAGTGTATTCTTGAAGGCAACATCATGGTTACCAAGAAGTGTATGAACTTTGATACCAAGAATTTGGCATCGGTCAAAAAAGTATTTACGGCAGAGGTGGAGTGTATTGAAGTTGATAAACTTTCTGCGGTCGAACAGGTCGCCCATTTGAAAGATTACACGAATGTCATTTTCTCTAAGATAAGAAAACAATACTTCATCATAAAACTTTTCAAAGTATCGATGAAAGTCTAACGAATCTCCTCGAGCACCAAAGTGTGTATCACCAAGTATACAAATTTTCATATAGTTTCTAATTGTTTTCTGAAGTTTTGAATTTCATCTTTCAGGTGCAGCTTTTGTTTTTTCATAGAATTTACAAGAGAGTCATTACCGTATTTGATATACTCTGTTTTGATTTTTTGATCAAGTTCACGATGTTGTTCTTCTAGGTGTTTCACATGATGTTCTAAACTAACTTTATCCATAATTATTCCTCTATGAATTTTTCAAGGCCTTTTACTTTTCCTTCTTTTTTCTTTTTCTTACTCTCTTCAAAGTTATGAATAAACTCAGAGATGTTATCGTAGAGTTCAAACTGCCTCATATTACCATCGGCATCTTCAAACATTTCAAACTCATCAAGAATACCAAACTGTTCTGTTGCCTTATACTTCACATACAGTTGCCTTTTCTCTTTCATAATTCTTCGTAGAAAAGCATAATATATGATCTGTGTAAAATAAGCAAATGGATTGTTACTCTTTGCCGGATCAAAGTTGCGAAAGTACATCAGACAGTTTTCAATGCCGTCTGCAATCATTTCATCTCGGAAAGAATATGATATGAAGTTTGGTTTACGAGAGAGGTGTTCAGCAATCTTCAGAAAACATTCACCCACATAATTTGGTATTGGTGGATCTTCTTTGTTATCCTTTTTTGCCTGAGCACACGACTCTTGGTACTCAATCAGAGCTTTCAAAAAATCTGCGTTGTTGATGTAATGGTTACTTTTACTCATAGTTTACTTCCTCAGAAAACTACATTCTATCACCTTACACAGAAATGTCAAGTATTATTTTAGGTAAAAATGTAAAAAAGTTGTTGACAAACGGCTTGACATGATGTACAGTCGAGGTGTTCCGGTTGAGAGTTAGATATTACCATACCTAGTATTACGAATCATTCTGTATCCTTTGATGAGTTCTTTGATACCAGTCTCTAAAGAATACTTGGTCTGAAACCCAGTCGATTCAATCTTCTCATTCGACACAATGTAATTTCTCTGATCAGGATCAACACCAACTTCAGCCTGCATGAAGGTAAAATTAGGTAGTTGTTTCTGAATAATCTCACACAGTTCCCACTTAGAAACATTTGCATCAGATAGACCTACATTGTAGACTTCACCTGACATTGTTTTCTGATTAGCGATTGCATGTTGAAATGCCAATGTAATGTCTCTTACATGTATGTAGTTTCGTTTGAAGTGACTTTCAAAGAGTACAAGTGCCGAATCATTGACTGCCCGATAGGTAAAATCATTCACCAATAAATCTAATCTCATTCTTGGTGACATACCAAAGACAGTAGCCAATCGATAACTGATTGAGTTTGCATGATTCATCAATCGTTTTTCTACTTCTACTTTATCTTTAGCATACAATGAAATAGGGTTCAATGGTGATTCTTCGGTACAATAATCACCAGTACCGTATGCACTATTTGTAGTAGGCATAATGACAAGTTGATTCTTTGACAGATGTTTGAGCATCATAAAAATTGCATCTTTGTTTGTTGTTGATGCACCAATTGGGTCTTGATTGCAAAGTGGAGCACCAACATAAGCTGCCAAAGGTATAATGATA